TGTTAACGCTTCTGTTATTGAATTACTAATAAAAGGATTGATGGAAGAAATAAACTATGCTCGTAGACAGGTTACTAGATGGATTTATAAAGAGTATCAACAGATAGCAGAAGCTATGGGATTTGAACGTTATCCAAAGGTAAGATGGGATGACGGTGTGTTGTTAGATACCATACTTCATATAAACACCCTCTCCCAGCTCGTGGATCGCAGGATGCTCAGTTATAGAACAGCTCTTGAAGGGCTGGGGTATGATTATCCAAACGAACTAAAGAACATGGAAGAAGAACTCCCTCTTGTAAAGGCTGGCACTTTTGGAATTTTGGGTTCTCCGTTTCAAAAAGCAGCAAACAGTGGTCCAGTACCAACAGGTACTCCTTCTTCAGGACCACCAAAAGGACAGGTAAAAGACAAAAATTTAGAGCCAAAGACAGTTAAAAAATCAGATGTATCGCCAAATCAAAATAAAAAGAATAAATTAGTTAAACAGGCAGCCTCTCTTGATATAGATTCTATCAAAAACATGACTGCTTCTGAATATGCTGTTTTTTTAGATAGTGCTAAAAATAATTTATCAGACAAAGAATATGCTGAATTTTTAGATACTGTTGGTAAAATTAGATATGGTGAGCAGTAAACAAAACAGCTAAATAAACTAACGGAGATTACAAATGAACGACAATAAAAATAAATTTTATTTAACGGCTAATATTAAATTAGAAAAAGAAACAGCTTTATTGAAAGAAAAAGCGACACAGGCTATAAAATTACCAAGCGGTGCAGAAAAACAGCCAGATCTTTTATATTTTTCAGCTATTTTTGTGTCATCTGGAGAAAATTTGAATCATGCTTATTTCATGGGTTCTGAGTTGGTGGCTGCTGAAGGTACTATAATTAATAAAGCTCTGGATGTAGAACACGAAGAGCAGAACATAATAGGTGCTATTTATGACAGAGCTTTTTTGGACAAAGATGGTAATAGGATAGAAATATCTGAATTAGCATCGCATGATGTGGCTGGTTTGGACAGTAAAGAGTTGCACATAGCTATAGCAGGTGTGGTGTATAAAAACAGATTTCCAAATGTAGCTAAAGAAGTAGCTGAAAACAAGTGGTGTGTATCGATGGAATGTTATTTTCAGGACTTTGATGTTAAAGTAGGTAATGTGGTTATAAGCCGTAAAGAAGCAGAGGCTTTAGGTATAGCTTCTATAGAATCTGTAATAGGCAAATTAGCCAAAGTTGTAAAAAACGGCAAAGAAATAGCTGCTGATGTTTTAACTCGTGTATTAAGAGGAATTTGTTTTTCAGGCTGTGGAATAGTAAAGAATCCAGCCAACCCTGGTTCAATAATATTAGAAACAGCTAAAATTAAAAATGAAGATAAAGACGACGACAATGTTGTTATTTTTGATTATGACAAATTAAACATAAATGAAAATAATAATGTAACCTCTGATACAATAGAGGGAATTTCTAAAGATCAGGGTAGGGATGGCAGGTTTGATGACGCTGTGGGTATATGTGTTAGTTATAAACGCAGTGTTTCAGATAAACAAGGCAACATCATACAAAATGATTGGTGTAGTCGTTATGATAAAAGTTGTACATCTTTTTCTAGAGACACGACTGACCCTGATTGTTTATATGTTAAAGACGTTCAACAAGTTGCTAAAGCACGAATAGATGTTTTACTTAAGGAAAAAGCTGCCAAGGACAAACGCGTTGAACTTCTAAATGAAGTACAAGCTGCTTTGCGTGAGGCAGTAAAAACTCAATCACGATAGGAGGGTTAAAAAATGCCGCAATTAAATGTGGGACAAACAGGAAGTTTAAAGAGCATTCCTAAACTTACAAAGATTAATGGAGATGACAACGCTAAAGCCATTTATCGTAATTTAGGAAATAACCATGCTTATCCATTTTTATGGGCAAGTGAGATTACTATTAGTGGTACGGAAGTTGTAGTTGCTAGTGGTATAAAATGGCATGGTTATGATTTGGCTACCTATGCTAATGTAACGATTACTCCGTTAGCTGATCCTGGTGCTAATCGTTTATGGGTAGACAAAGACACAGCTACAAATGTTATTAAGATAAAAAGCTCAGCATCACAAAACAATTTAAAAATAGATGTTAAGTTCATGCTGGGTGAAGAGCTTGAGATAGTCGGTTTATATTGTAGAGGTAACAATGGTGCTACTCCAAGCTTGCCGTAAGTAGTAGTGTTTTAGTTGTTAGTAATCGAAAAACTAATTAAGGTTATGGAAAAGGGTTTTGTATTAAACTTTTGCTATTAATCGATATTCAGGTCGGTTAGGTTTTGGGTTACTTGTGATACATAAAATTTACAAGGAGGAAACTTAACTTATGGAAGACAAAGATTTAAAGACACAGGTTGTTAAGATTGTTGACGGCCTGCTTAGTGACAAAGAAGAGGCTGAAATTCGTAAAAGAACTGAAATAGCTTTAAAGGAATCCGCCGATACGATTACAAATCTCACTACTGCTCTTGAAGAAAAGAATGCAGAAGTGAGTGAGTTTGAAGGCAAAATTTCTGAAAAAGAAGCTACAATCCAGAAGCTTACACTAGAGCTTGAGGCGGCTCGAAAAGAACTGGAAGTTTCTAATACTAGTTTAGCCGAATCCAAAAATGAATTAGAAAAATTTATGAAGGACAGGGCTGCTGAAAAACGAATGGCAGAATTAATAGATGCTGGCGTTGCTCGTTCTGACAGAGAAAACCAGATGAACAAAGTAAGGGACTTAAGTGATGAAGACTTTGCATCTTATAAGGAAGAACTGGTATCTCTCAGAGAAGCCGTAAAAGCAGAGCTTGAAAAAGCTCGTTTAGAAGCAGAAAGTAACGCAAAGGCAGAGGCAGAAGCTATAGCTAAGGCTGCTGAAGAAAAAGTAGCCAAGGATGCTGCAGAAAAAGCAGCCGCAGAAAAAGCGGCAGCTGATAAAGAAGCTGCAGATAAACCCGCTGGACAAACTGCAGACACAGACACAGTAGTACAACCTGCACAAATAACTCCAGGTCAGGCTATGATGGCTTCTTTGAATGTTGAACTTGTTCCTAAACCCGTTACAGCTAAATATGTAGAACTAGGTCAAGCTATGGCTGCTAAATGGAAGAAAAATAAATAATGTTGATAAATAAGAATTAAGGAGGAAAAAGGATATGTTTATTCCAAGACATCCTGTTGTGGAAAATCAATTTTGTAGTTATGCTGCGGAAGCTGGTGGATCTGCTGGTATAGGTGGAGTTGTTGCTTATGCTGGTTCTGTTGTCTATCTTGATACTGATGCAGCTAATGAAGAGCCTATTGTAAAAAAGATGACATACGCTGCTGGTACTACTGGTAGTAAACCTGCGTTTGGTTTCTTAATGCAGAAGGTTAAAACAGGCTATCATCAGGTTCATCCTGCTGGTTTCGTTATGCCTGGTGATCAAGGATCAAGTGATGTTATAGCTCAGCCTGCATATAATTCTTCAGGTGTTATTACTGGAACAAAAGCGGCTCCTGTTGGTGTAGCACATCTTGGTATTTGGGACACAGTTCACTACACATGTACATCTGTAGCAAGTGTGCCTACAGTTAAAATGTCACCTGGTGATTCGTTGTATGCTGCTGTAGATCAGGCAAAAGTAACAAACAATGTTACTGTTGCTGCAAATGATGCAGATCTTACCACAGGTGAAAATGCTGTTGCCACAGTTGTAGCACGCGTTATGAAAGGTGCAAGCCTTGCTAAATGTATTGCTAACGTTGCTAACACAACGCTGTATCCGATCAGAATTAAACTTTTGATTTAAATTTAAAACTTTTGGATTAAAGCACGTATGTTTTTGTGCTTCCAATACTATGGATAGGAGGAGTTGTTAAAATGGATCTTAATGAAATGCAAGCGCTGTTTAAAGAAACAGCTAATATTCACACACCTGAAGGACTAGCGGCTTATCGTGCTTTTGCTGCCGCGTTGACAGCTCCAATTTTGCAGAAAATAGAACTGGAATCAATTATGAGACAGTTGTTTACTGTTGAGCGTTTGGCGCCCGGTGCACAGGCTGTTTATCCAGTTGCTGAAGATTTTGAGATCCCAGTTTGGGTTTTACCTGGACTTGGTTATGTTGCTCAGAATTTTATTGAAGGTATCGGAGAAGAGGTTTACATTCCTACTTTCACTATAGATGCTTCTGCAGATTGGAAGATTTCGTACGCTAGAGATTCACGTATAGATATTGCACAGAGAGCGGCTGCCCGCGCTGCTAAAGATCTTGCTAATTATGAGGAAGAATGCGGTTGGCGTGTAGTTATGCCTGCTGTAACATCTTCATTTACTGGTAAAGGTCTTCTTGGCTCTCGTCCTGCACCTATATATGAGATTGTACCAAGCACAACCGGTGCTGGGTACCTTTCTAAGGAACTTATTAATAAAATGATTGTTGGTTTCAAGAGAATTGGTCGTACACTGACCGATCTTTATGTATCACCTGAAGATGCTGCTGATATCAGAGAGTGGACAGATACAG